TCCCTCATTACTGGGTGATACCACTTCTGATGCGTATGTCCTCGCGCTATTATTGTGGCTTGAGGATAATCCTTCATATCTATATCAACGTTTAGGACTCCTTTACTTCTTTTCGCGTTGCCTCCGTACCCGTGATGATAATGAAGGGGGAAGCTCTTTCTGTGTCCGTCTCCGGTTTGACATTTAAGGACTACCCATCCCGCGTAATATCCCGCAGCTACATTCCCACCCATTGCGTTAAGTATTCCCACCGTCCTTTGTATTGTATCTATCCCGTGACGTTTCGTTATATTGGTTTCGTGGTTACCCATTGAAATAAGCTTTATCACGTCTTTATAGGGCGCAAGCTTAGAGGTGCAATCCTTTATAACTTCATCGATATAAGCGGTGGCTTTTAACTCAGGGCGAAGAGCTGCGTAATCTCCGCGCGGGTCGAAGCGCATCTGCATTAAATCGTATAAATCACCCAATATAAAAACCGCAGCCCCTTCTTCTCTAGCCATGTCTAGATGTTTAAAGAAAAGCCTTCGGTCACATTTAACAGAGTCAAAATGAACGTCCGAAAGGAGGTAGATACTTCTCTCTTCTTGGGCGTTCTGAAATTGCAACGGCATTACATGAATATCTCGGTCTTTCGTTAATAAGTCCATATTACGTGATTTTCTTTGAATGGGTCAACGTCGCAATGTATAAAGCCCTTGCCTATGCCTATCCTCGTGATACCCACCTCAAGAAGAGCGTCGAGTATTATCCACCGCTCCGAAGAGTTCCGCGTTCTTATATCGGCTGCCAACCCGATGAGGTGTGAGGAGTTTTTACTCGCTCGCAGTCCTTGCTCTATAAGTTCGCGGTTGTAATTAACAGAACGAAAGCCCGACGTTATGACAAAAGGAATTCCCGCGTAATCTCTAGCTTCATCCAAAAGCTCCAAGAACTCCGGATCCATCATACAACCCGTTCCAGGTTCATCGGGACTCTCAAATTCTTCAAGCTTGAAATACTTCATTTTTTGGCTAGTAGTAACTCAATTTTATGAACGGATTCAATTACCTCTTTCATCATCTGCTTTAATTCGTCTTTATCGTTTTCAACGCGGATAACGCGTCCCTTCAGTTTTTCAATGTCGCGGTTTAGGTTTACCCATACCGCTATTATCCCGAGAAGGCTTGGGAGGATTGTTAGTATCGTTTCGATTGATATCATCGAGGAATTTCTTGAGTAGGGTTATATTTTCTTTACGGCTTTTTCTCATCCGAAATATTGCTTCATGAACTGAATCGAGGGCGTTCCCCCCGTGCTTATGCTCATCCCGCTTTGATAATAGTCTGCGGGTTGTGGTAGCATATCCGCCCCCGTATTGGAAGAGTATTCCGGAAAAAGCGAGGAGTTATTGCACAGATATTGATAAAGTCGGAAGGTGTAAAATTGGGCGTTCGTTCTTGCTCGTTCCGTCTCTCGGTGTAAATCGTCGGGAGAGATACTCGTTGTGTCATCGCTTACGCGAATGGCAAGCCCGCCATTATCGATTTTAACGTACAAGGAAGGCATTAAATCAACCATAGTCCACCAAAGGGTAGCTTTACGAACGTACTTGTCTAGAAGGGTCGCGTAATCGCCTGAAATGGTTCCGGCTGAAATATCCGTCTTTAGCTTCTCCAGTAAATCCGTCCCTAAATAGAGTTGGATGTACTTGTCTTGGGCTAGAATCACCGAGGGAATTAAATAAGAATCCTCAATACTAGCGTTTATGTTAGTGATCCGCTTAATGTAGTCGGGATTCACAAAAAGTACTTCTGCTTCTAGTGACATTTACTGAGGATTTAAAAAGCCTTTATTTGGCATATCGGTTGGACGTTGTGCGACTTTTTTATCATTTTCTTCGAGTCTCTGACTCCCGCCTCTCTAATGAGTTTCTTCGCTTGATTAACGGAGATTTTTTTGTTGTTCTTTCGGAGGTATGTCTGTCTTTTCCAAAAATGAAAACATCTCGCGCCCCCTTTGTAAAACCAAATAGAATTCGTATTTGAACCATTCGGGCCAAAGCCTGGATTTACTACTCTATCTCCCGCTGCGATAATATCCTCTTTTCGGTACACCCTTCCCGCCTTTATCATCTTAGAGCAGAACTCACGGGTATTGTCGCTGATAGTTTCGGGAGCGTATTTATAACGGACTTTTATTAGCTCCGTATCTTGTTCCGATCATAGTTTCGGGAGCGTATTTATAACGGACTTTTATTAGCTCCGTATCTTGTTCCGATCCGGCTTGTGGGTTAGAGCTTGGAACTTTTGCAAACGAGAGCATCTCATCCCGCTTTTCTTCGAGGTCGTAATCAACCTCTACATCATCAATTAGCTCCCATTCTTCGTCGATATCTTCGCCCTTATTCAAAAGCCAATCCGGTTCGTGTTTTAAATCCTCGCTAAGGGTTAGCACCTTAGAAGATAAACCGGAAGCCCTTAGAAGCGTTTGAACGGCTTCCTCGACAACTCTTCGATTAGGAAGAACGACGTTTTTCTCAAACAACTCAGCGGATTCAGCAAGCTCTCCACCGCCTCCAAGCTTACCCGGTACGGCAACCCCGAACATCTGCGGACTTGTAACCCTATGTCCGACCATAATCTTCGCCGTCACTTCTTCCGAAAGAAATTGATATTGATTGTGTGCATCCGATAATTGGAACGGCTCGAAATCGGGCTTTCTTTCGGGATCGTCTGAATAAGTAACGATAAACTTCCCCGCGTTACTTGCTCCGCTCATCTGCCTCTCTATATCCATTCGGATTCGGTTTCTCTCCTCTTGTGGCGGAATACCATTTTTGAAGTGGATAGAGAACGAAAATTGAACCCGTATAACACGGCTTTGGATAGTAGTAAGAACCGGGAGAGAATGGCTTTACATACAGAATTTGTGTCGGGTGGTCGAGGTTTCTCTCAGAGTCAAACGTGCATATCTCCGACGGCTCTTCTCGGCTATTGCTCCAGTCTCTAGAATAGTAATAATAATCAACTTTTTCGTCCTCGTTGACAAAGCCCGAACGGATGTTCTCAAAGGGGAGATGTGACACGTTCGCTATCGTTGTCCTATCGAGTGACCAATTTACTTCGAGAGCGAAACCGCCCTGAATTTGGAAGTCTATACAAGCCTTCCGAAGCTCATCGTTTAGATTCCATTGGTCAAAAGCGAGCCGACCATCTAAATCGCTCGCGTCGAACCCCTCCCCGAAAACCATTGTTCCAATCGTTGTCGTTAGAGCGTTATGAGTAGCCGACGAATGAAAGAGATCCACTAGGTATTGAGGGAACAGATTGTCATCCCCATAATTGACAAATCCCTTCGTGTTTGCCGTTTCCGCGTAGCTCCTTTCTTGGTATTGGTTGAGTTTTAATATGTCCATTATTGATAATAAATAACGTTATCGGGTACGTTGATTGTCGGGATATCATAGCCAACCTCCCCGGATACTTCTAGTGTACCCTCTTCGATTAAGGCAACAACAACCGCAGCAGTCGGGTCGAGGTTTGTCCTTGAGTTCTGACCATATACTTTGTAGAAATATTGTCCCGCTTCTTCGAGTAATATATCTCCGTTTGTTGGGTCGTTGTTATTGGTGAAAATAGAGAGCGCGGTATATCGCTCGTTGTCTGTTTCTACATCCCCAATAAAATAAATGCTTTTTCGGCTTGCCATGCTTTGGAAAAGTACGAGGTAATCGCTAAACGAAGCAAAGTCTTTCTTCATCTCCTGAAGAGTGAGGTAAATCGTTTGCTCGCTTGCTGAGTTCGGGTTTAGGTGTATCATGTTGCAAAGTAAAAAGGGGGAAAGCTATTGCCCTCCCCCTCCTTTTATTCTAACCAAAAAAAACAGAATCAAGTTCCGGCAGTGAATGTAATGTTAGCGTCATCCGATGCTACAAAGGGAGCGGGAATCACTTCTTCCGCAGTCAATTGCAACTGGTAGCCGTTGAAGTCACCCTTCGCCGTACCCGTTCCAATTGTTCCACCCGTTGCCTCTGCTCCGGTGGTGTGACCCATCGCGAAATAGTTATCATTGACATCTTGAACGATTATAGTCAATCGGTTTTTCAAGAGGTCTTGAATCTCTACGTTATCCGCAGCGATTAAATTAGGCAAAGAAATCTCTAGAACTTGAGAATAGAAGACCGTGCCGTTCTCAACTGAAGCGGTCACCGCTTGTTGGAATGAACCGGAGTTCTTTGTAATCTCAAACCCGAGGACGGTAATAGCACCCGCAGCAGACACGACACCCGCAGCAATAGTCCCCCAATCGGTGGACTCGAACTGCTTAATCCATACGCGCTTGATTCCCCCTATCTTATCCTTACAAGGGAAAGCCCTTCCGTTTATTGTTAATGTACAAGCCATATTTGAGGAATTTAGGGGAGGGATTTAAAGCCCCTCCCCGAATGAATTAGGATGTGCGACGAATCACCGCTAAAGAACCCGCGTCAACGATTTGTGTACCGCCTGAGAAGCGCATAATTACGCGAGTAACATCGTCACCCGTTACACCCGTCAAATCCAAAACAGAAGCTTGGATGTGATCCGTTAACAAGTCTGTTCCGAAATAGATTTGGTTGGGGTTGCAAAGCAAAAGGGTATCGTTAGGACATCCTGAAGCTGCTACCACGTTAAAGCCAAGGAAGGTCGTTGGTCGAGCTGCTCCTACAAATTCAGGAGAATAACCAACACCGGCAAAGCCCGTTGTGTCAGAAGCATTTGCTTGGAAGATTCCGATTCCGGCCATTGCTCTCTGAAGGAGGAACAAAGACTTTCGGCTCATGTAGATATTTGCGTTCGCATCGCTTTGAACGGCTGAAGGTGCGCCCGCTACTAAAGCGTCTAGATGCGTGAGAATACCCGTTGCAGTAGCTGCGTCAGCAGTAAACGCTCCGGCTACATTACCATCAAATCCCAAGCTTGCTTCTTGGTCTACGATGTGGTGATATAAACCATCAAAGGAAGTGCCAAGCAAAGTAACACCCTCACCGGCTGCAACCGCGCTATTTGTTGGGTCGAAGTTTCCTCCCCATAGGTTGATTTCTACGTTTTCAGCAACCTTTGCAGCTACGTACTGAGCGACGAAAGTTTGGAAATCTGCGGGAGCTGAAGAAGATTGTCCTCTCATTTGTGCGCTTTCCCAAGTTGCTCGAAGGTCTTTGTTACAGACTTGCTCGTTTACTTGGAGAGCGGTAGCGTCTAGAACTGCCTCGCCCAAAGTCAATTGACCCGCGCTAGGTGTTGTAAACTCACAAGATGCAGCAGAAATAGCAGCTCCTGAGAACTTACGGAGAACCGCTTTAGAATGAACGTTCTCCAATACGGAGACATAATTGTTTGCGATTGAGTCCGCGGACAGAATCGCAGCAGCGACGTAAGGTCTAGCTGCTTCGCCGGCATAAGTGCCGACTGCAACGGTAGCGTTAGCCATTATTTAGAGAATTGGTTGTGGATCGCTGCGACGCGTTCCGTGATTGATAAACTTTTTAAATCGACAGAAACGGGAGCTTCCATCTTTGGAGCGCGGGAGATTGTCTTACTCGTTTGCTTACTGAGTTCGGTAATCTTCGCGTCCCTCTCCTCAATCTGAGAAGAGAATTCTTTCTTTGCTTCGGCTACTGCTTCCGCAATCATAGAAGCCACGTCTTCGCGGGTAATCGCCTCAACGCTTGCCTCTACTTCTTCGACTTCTTCCGCTGCTTCTTCTGCGGGTGCTTCTGCTTCTTTAATTTCAGAAACCGCGCCCTCAGAAACAACTAACATAGAGCCGTCTTGAAGTTCATAGTCCCCATCCGGAAGAGGAATTTGTTCGTTTTCGTCGTTTACAACAAAAACAGAAACACCGACCGCGAAAGCGTCCGCGTCCGTTTGGATTTCTTGTCCACTTTCAAGGACTGCCGTCGCGAATGCGACTTCTTTTGGTTCCTCCTTATCTTCAACAGATAGCTCAACGCTATATTTCTCGAAGAGGTCGGAGATGCGTTCTTTTAAATTCATCTTCGGGGATTTGTATTAATAACGATTTAAAGGGGTCAATCCTTACTTAAAAGCTTTTTTTCTACCATATCCATGCCCAACTCGATTTCGATGCCTGATAATAGCTCTAATTCCTTGAGCTTGCTTTTAGACCATCTTAACGCAGCCTTACCCCCCCATAAGAGGTACGAAATTGTTCCACATTCGGTCGTGCTATTGGGGTCGTAATATTCCTCAGCCCTTGAGAGGTA